ATCATCGCCCGCAAAACCCGCGACATCGCGAAAATCGTGGATTTCGATCTTGTGGCGGTAAAACCCGAGTTAGCGCCACATACAGGGCTTGACTTTCCCGACGATATTGATACGATTTAACACAGGAGAAGACTACAAATGACTAAAGTATGTGTCACATTCGAAGGCGATGATTGGTACGAGGTGACATCGCATATGTGCGATGTGCTGGGGCTGGATCGTCTTCCCAGCGGCATGCCTTCTGCTCGGACGACAGCAAAGTCGGAGCCGGAGCCGGAGCCGGAGCCGGAGCCGGAGCCAAGAAAGTCTGCCCGCTCGCATAAGTCCAAGCCTGCGCTCGTAGCCACGTCGCCGGTCGAAAAAGAGCCCGAGCCGGTGACGACGGCAACGCCAGCGCCAGCCGCGCGCACCATGCCGCCTCTCGACGTGCTCAAGCAGGCTGTCACCACCGCCGTGCGCGCCGCGCAAAAGAGCGAAGGCCCGAAAACGATCCTCGAAATGCTGCCCCTGTTCAAGAAAGAAACGGGTCTGGATTTTGTGATGAACGCCCAAGAAGAGCACCGCGAAGCGCTGTTCGAACTGGTCGAAGCGGCTGGCTTGATCCCGGCCTGATCGATGGAATGGGTTCTCCTTCATCCGCGTATGACGCCTGAAGATCTGGGCCTCTTGCCAGATTTTCTCAGTGATCGTGATCCGCGGCCAGCGGCGGCGCAGATCGATCAGAATTACGCTCATGGCGGCGGTTGGCGACCACAGCAGGGCTTCACTTTGCTGCCCAGCAAGACGCTGACCTACCCGGGAGACCCGCCGTTGCAGCCCGTCGCCATGACCCGCCTGCGCGATGAAACGCTGCTGTTTTACCCTCACGCCATTCTGGCGATTGTTCAGCCGGATGGCGCGTTTGAAGTTTGCCGAGTGGATTGATGGCTCGTCATGCGCGTCTCGGACCGTCATCGAGCGACATCTGGCTGGCGTGCCTGCAAGCGCCAGCCGAGTGGGCGAAGAACCCTCCCCGAAAAGTGGGCTTCGCCGCGCACGAGGGCACCCTTGCGCACGCTTTGTGCGAAGCGGCGATGACGATCAAGGGCGCTAATCGCGTGCCGTGGAAAACCGGCATGAGCTTCACCGTCGAAGGCGAGGCCATCGTCGTGACGCAGGACATGCTCGACGCGGTCAAAGTTTTCGTCACCACGGCGGTGGCGCTGTCGGACTTCGCCGATTGGCGGATGGTCGAAGGCGAAGTGTCGCTGTCGTGGCTATGGGAGGGTTCAGAACCGCCCGAGGATGTTTTCGGCACCCTCGACTTCGCCACCTGCGACGGCGTCACGCTTTACATTGTCGATTTCAAATATGGCGCGGGCCGAACCGTGACGGTCAAGAACAACACTCAGCTTCTTTGTTATGCGCTGGGCGCTTTGGGCAAGCTCAAGCGCGAGCGGCCTGATCTGTTCGCCACGTTGGAGAACGTGTGTCTGGCCATCGTCCAGCCACGCGCCGGGGGTCTACCCGTGCGTCAGTGGACGATCTCGGTCAGCGACTTGATCTATTGGGGTTATGCCGTGCTCAAGCCGAGCATCGACGCGATCTGGAGCGGCGAGCCGTTGCCGTTGGTGGCGGGCAATCACTGCTTCTTTTGCGCCGCCGCGATGGGTTGCCCCGCCTACAAGCGCATGCGCCTGCAAAAATCCATCGATAGTTTTCCTGACTATGATCCGGCTCTCAGCGATTTGGACTTTGTCGAGGAGATGATCTGATGCACGACGAAGACGACGACAGGATCGAAGGCGATTACGATTTTCCGTATCGGGCCGCGCATCCGAAGCGCGAGGCGATTGCCATGGCGGTGTTTGTGCTGATCGTGGGCGCGATCATCTGGTTTCTCGGCACGTGGATCTGGGGATTGTTCGAATGGACCCTTTGAAAATCGGCGACGCCCCCATCGAGCCGAAGTACGTCGAGATGATGAACGCGGTGGCGCACGGCCTCGATGAATTCTTCAACGGAGGGGCGAAGGGCGCGGATCGCAAGACGGGTTTCGTGCTCTTGGTGTTTCCGTTCGGTGAAGACGGAGGGCGCTGCAACTACATCAGCAATGGCGCAGATCGCAGCGACATCGTCACCATGCTCAAAGAGCAGGTAAAGCGCTTCGAAGGCCAGCCTGAAATGAAGGGGAACGCGTGATGGCCAACATTGATCTCAAGCATCTGCTGTCGTTGCCCATCGAGCCGAAGCCAGACACTGCGGCTGCGCAGGCGGTGGAGCGGGACATCGACGCGGCGAAGACTGCGGTGGAGGCGCAAATCGAGCAGATGAAGCCCGACGTCTTCATCAACCAGACACTGTTGTATCCGCCCGATCCCGGCATGTTGGCGGCGGCCGAGCAGGCGCTTGCCTCGCACCAAGCGCAGGTGAAGGAGTTCGAACGGCAGAAGGCGCTCAGGGAACGATTGTTCAACGTCATGTACGCTTTTCGGCGTCATCCGATTGGCGACACGTTCATTCGTCTTCTCAGCGAGTGGGAGAACGCGAACAGCCGGATCAACGAGCGGCGCATCTTGTATCAGTTCATTGTCGAGACCCTCCGACCGGGCGGGCTTCCCAGAGACGGGCCGTTCGTCTGGTGCTCGACAGGAAAAGACCCAACAGAGTTCGAAGACCCAACAGTGGAGCAGATCAAAATGGCTACCAAGAGCATTCTCACCCCTCCCGGCGTCGCGTCGTTTATCAATCTGAAGACGCCGCGGGCGGTCGTGATCGGCGGCGAGTTGCGCTACTCGCTCACCATCATCTTCGACAAGGCGGCGCAGGCGCGGCCCGAGTTCGCCGCGCTGCAAAGGGGCATCGATGACGCTCTCAGGGACAAGTGGCCCGCACGCTTGCCGGTTGGCCTCAAGTCGCCGTTTCATGACGGCGCGGAAAAGGCTGGCGTTTACGACGGCTACAAGGCTGGCGATATCTTCATCAGCCCGTGGTCGAAGGACCAGCCCGGGGCGGTCAATGTCCAGAAACAGGACATCATCGACTGGTCCGAATTTTACGCCGGTTGGCTGGTGCGCGCCAACGTGCGGCCGTTCGCTTACGATCAAGGCGGCAACCGGGGGTGCAGCTTTTTCTTGGACAGCGTGCAGTTCCTGAAGCCCGGCAAGCGTCTCGATGGCCGCCGGGCAGCATCCGAAAGCTTCCCCGATGACGAAGTCGGGTCCGACGACGAGCCGGTCTGAAATCTATCGCGGGCCGCGTTCAAGCGGCCCGCATCTTGACCATCGCAAGTGTGAGATATGACGCTCGGGTAGCTCAGTTGGTAGAGCGCTGCGTTGAAGGCGCAGGCGTCGGAGGTTCAATTCCTTCCCCGAGCACCAAGGCAATCACGGAGAGCAATGCAATGGACGACACTCCTGTCTTTGACTTCGGCCCAGCCGACCAAGAAGCCCTCGAAAACCAGCGTCGCATGAAGGCCGCCGCCAGCTACGCCGCAGTCAGCGAAACTCGACGTTTGTCCGAGATCTACGCTGCGCCTGATCTCGACGCCATCGAACAGGCGATCCGCGATGCGCCGCCCAACACCGCCGTTCAAATCCAGAACGAAGTGATAGACGCGCTTCTTGCCCGGCAGCGGCACCCTCTGCTGGCCGAGCGCGAGCACACCCACGGCGACTTCAACGCCACGGCGATGATCGCCCAGCGCTTCAAGGACGTGGCGCGCAATACGCCCAACTGGAGCGACAACCTCACCGATGTTCAACGTGAAAGCCTTGAGGGCATTTTCTCCAAGATCGCTCGCATACTTTCAGGCGATCCCAATCACACTGACCATTGGCGTGACATCGAGGGCGGCGCGCATCTGGTGAGCGAGCAACTGCCGTGACCGTCAATGCGCACGTCATGCGGCTGCACCCGTTCGATGACGTCGTCAAGGCGGCGCGTAAGCGCATGTTGGAAGGGTGGAAGATCCATCTGCAATTCAACTGCGCTCATTGCGGGGTCAAGCAGACGTTCGCGGAGAAGAATTATTTCTCGGCCAGCGGGCGCTGCGAGGCGTGCGGCAAGCTCACCGACCTGCAAAAAGACGGTTGCAACTTTATGGCGATCCACGCGCTGTATGTCATCATTGATAACGACGAAGGGACGACGTTTTCCCGCGCCTTGCTGCGTTTGCTGCGCGATACGACCATCGTCTCGTTCAAGCGTAAGGGCAAACCGACATTCGTCTGCCCGCACGAGTTAAACTGATGGTTGTCAAGTACACGACGGCGACGCTCGATAAAATCGCCGACATGTGGTCGAGGGAATTCTCGACCACTGAAATCGGCGACAGGTTGAAAATGAGCAAAGGGTCAGTCTGCCGGTTGGCGCGCGATGCGCGTCGTGCTGGCGACGAGCGGTTCCCCGAGCGCCAGTTCATTCCGAAGTTCAAGCCGGTGTCTGCGCCGAAGCTGTGCGCGCTTCCCCCTGCGCCAGCACCCTACAAATCCGACGGCCCCCGGATCTTCGAACTTGGGCTGAGACAATGCCGGTATCCGCTGACCAGCGGCGCATCGCCCGAGCACCGCTTCTGCGCTGCGCCGCAGGAGGAGGGTTCACCTTATTGCTCGACGCATACTTCGTTGTGCAAGGCGGCGTTGCGCCCATCATGGACGAGGCGTTCACATGGATGACGATGGAGGTTCCCGCCACAACGATCCTTTCACTTCTAGGATTGCCGCCGGAAGTATCAGCGCCACCGCGCTGGAGATGGCTGTTCACGCCTACCTGTTTAAAGTCGGACGCGATCTAACCGCATTCGAGATTGCACGCGGCATGGGCATGGACATTCGTTCGATCTCGCCCCGGCTCGCGCCATTGGAGCGCAAGAACGGCGTGCGGCGCACAGGCATACGCTCCTGCTTAAACGACGCGGGCAACCCGACCGCGCAGATTACATGGGAAGCGCTGCCGTGACGCGTATCGTTTCGCTCGATTTTGAACTGGCTGGCGTGCTTGATCTGGGTGATGTCGGCGCAGACGTGTGGACGAAAGACAAAGACACTCTGCCTATTCTGGCTGGGTTCGCCATCGGCTACGAAGAGCCGCGCGCCATCGGCTTCGACCTGATCGCTGACAACGTGCTTTGTCCCGCTGGCCAGAAGCACAAAGCGACTGAACGCGCTCGCGCTTTGGAGCGGGAGCTTCTCCGCGCTGTCGATGATGGCGCGGAGATCCATTGCTGGAACGCCAACTTCGAATGGAGTGTCTGGAACAACATCTGCGCGCCTCGCTTCCATTGGCCTGCGCTGCCCATCGAGAGGTTCCATTGCACCATGGCGACCGCCGCGTGCGCGGGACTTCCCATGAGCCTAGACGAAGCCGCCATCGCTGTCGGTTCACCCTACTTAAAAGACAAGGGCGGTCAGGCGCTGATGACGCGAATGGCGCGTCCACGCCGGATCGATCCTGACGGCGCGCCGCGCTGGTGGCACCGCGAGGACGAGCACCGCGTCGAGCTTCTGGTCGAATACAATCTTGCCGACGTGCGGGCCGAGCGCGAAGTTCACTTGCGCATGCCCCGAATGACCCAGCGCGAGCGCGAGATCTGGCTCGCCGATCAGCGCATGAACGCACGCGGGCTTCCAGTTGACCTGAAGTTGCTGGGCGATCTTTCGGCGTTGACGCTGGTCGAGTTATTCCGGTTCAACCGAGAGATCGCCCGCGTCACCAACGGCGCAGTGTCTGGCGCGACCGCCAACGCCAAACTTCTCGCTTGGGTGCAAGCCCGGGGTTATCCGCACAATACGCTGGAAAAAGACACGCTCGATCACTTCATCAATTCGAGCGCGTTCGCCTTGCTAGACCCCGACGTGAGCGCCGTGCTTCTGTTCCGCGCCGAAGCGGCCAAGACTTCGACGGCGAAGCTGCGCACGATGGCGCGGTATGCCTCGCGTGATGGCGTCGCGCGCAATCTGATCCAGTATGGCGGCGCGGTGCGAACCTTGCGCTGGGCGGGCCGAGGGCCGCAGATCCAGAATTTTCCCCGCCCGATCATCGAGCATGTGCCCGAGGCCATCGACGCGATCCTCGATGGCATAGACGAGAACGGTCTTCGGCTCTTGTTTGGGCGGCCTCTCGATGTCGTCTCTTCGTGCCTACGCGGGGTGTTCAAAGCCCCGCCGGGCAAGATGTTCGCGATCTGCGACTATCACGCCATCGAGGCTATCGTCCTCGCTTGGCTGGCCAATGACGAAGCTCTGCTCGATGTCTTTCGCCGAGGCGAGAACGTCTATCTTTTCACCGCGCAGAGTGTGGGTTCGAACGACCGCAAACTGGGCAAAGTGCTGCGCCTCGCTTGCGGCTACGGCATGGGCCACGTCAAGTTTCAAGAGACGGCGCTGGGTTATCGCCTGAAGCTGACGCTCGATGAGGCGCGGGCGGCGGTGAACGCGTTCCGCGCCGCTAATCCCTTGATTGTTTCGCTTTGGCATTTGCTGGAAGCTTTCGCCATTAAGGCGATCCAGAACCCCACCAGCGACTATCAATGCGGCAAGCTACGAATTCGCATGGCGGACGAAAAAGCCCGTCTCAAGGGCGCGCTGCTGATCCGATTGCCGTCCGGGCGCAGCCTTGTCTATCGCAACGCCCGCGTCGAGCACGGGCGGATCATTTTCTGGGGCGTCGATCAATTCACCCGTCGCTGGAAAGAGCTTGATACCTACGGTGGAAAACTTGTGGAGAACGCAACTCAGGCGGTTGCACGCGATCTCTTGGCCGAAGCAGTCGTTAACATTGATCGGGAGTTCCCCAACACGCTCTGCACCACCGTGCATGACGAAGTCATCGGCATGGCCAATGGCGAAGATGTGGCTGAACTCTTTGACGGAATGAAGCTCGCGATGAGCACGCCCCCGGCGTGGGCTTCCGGCATGCCGCTGACGGCGGCGGGGGCGATCAGCGAGAGGTATTGCAAGCTATGAAAAGAAACATTCACCTAGAAGGAATTTTGCGCGCTATCGAACTAGAAGGAGGACGGATAGACCGCATTGACCGGCGCAAACATTGGGTCATCTACTGGTCGTCTCGCGACGGGCAAAAACAAATTCAGGTCGCGTCAACGACCAGCCGATCAGCCAGCGGACTACGAAACTCGGTGGGGGAAATACGCAGGCAAGCGAGGAGCGCTTTGTGATCAGTTACAGCGCCATCCAGTTTTTTGACATGGGGTTTGGCGCTTACATGGTGCCGGTCACGCCTCCCGATTGCGATATCTCGCCGTCGTCGTCGCTGCATTCTAAACATCGGGGCAAGGCTCCCGGCGTGTTGACGCAATCGGGCTGGACTTCGCTCGACGTGAACAACCTGAAATTTCGTTGTCACGATTATGCGACAGCAAAATTATGGGATGAGCAATGGGGAGCCAACGTCGGCTTCGCTGTCGGCGACGGCTACGCCATTATCGACAATGATCAAGGCGAGGAGTTCTCCAGCGTCTTTCGCCGACTGCTGAAAAACCCCCTTCGCCGTCACGTTCAAGACCCCAAGCATAAGCGCGACGCTTTTCTGGTGCGGGTGATCGACTTCGTTGGCGACGGCGTCCCGCTGACCAATCAGGAGCTTAAGTTCCGTAACGGCGTGCGAGTGACGAAAGTCCAGATCCTCGCCAAGGGAAAACAGGCCGTGATCGCCGGAACGCATCCCGACACGCGCTCGGCCTACGTCTGGGACAGCGAAATCGAGAGCCTCGGCGATGTTCCCAATCTGAGCCTCGACAGCTACAACCAGTTACTGGAAGAATTCATTGAAGACGTGGGCGAACTCGGTTGGACACTCGATAAGCCGGTAGCCACCCTCGTGTCTGCCGTGTCTGCCACAATTGGTGTGAAAACTTCTTCCCCCGTATCCCCCGCTCCATCCGCCTCATCCGCCTCATCGGCGAATATAACGCTGAAGCAAGCTTCGTTTA